CAACCCTGTTGATGTAAACACCGTAGGTGATTACATGGTTACTTATAATGTAAGTGATGCTGCGGGAAATGCAGCGACCGAAGTGACCCGAACTGTGAATGTAGTTGATACAATTGCGCCAGTAATTACATTAATTGGTGATGCAATAATTTCTTTAGAATTAGGAACAGTCTATGCAGATGATGGTGCAACCGCTGTTGATAATACAGATGGTGATATAACAAGTGATATTACAACAGTCAACCCTGTTAATGTAAACACCGTAGGTGATTACACAGTTACTTACAATGTAAGTGATGCTGCGGGAAATGCATCGACCGAAGTGACCCGAACTGTGAGAATTACCCTACCCAGCAGCATCTGTTTCCCAGCGGGTACGCCCGTATGCACGGATCAGGGCGAGATAGATATCGACAAGATTGATCCTGAGAAACATACAATTAACGCACACAAGATTGAAGGGATAACCGAAACAACCAGTATTGAAAACTACGTGGTTATGATCGAGAAGCACGCGTTTGCTAGGAACGTTCCGTCTTGTGACACTATCATATCAGCAAATCATAAAATTAGGTTTAATAATCATATGGTTCAGGCTCGCGAGTTCTTGGATAAGTGTGAGTTTAATGAAACTATTTATAAGATGGAATATACTGGAGAGACCTTGTACAACGTGTTACTAGAAGACAAGCATTGTGTAATGGTAGTGAATAATCTTATCGCAGAGACATTAAGTCCTACCAGTGTGAATGCATGGCTCTTCCGCATTTTGAAGAGTGATATATCCAATGCAGAGAGAAAAGAGGTGATGGATGCGTATATGCAACGAGTATTCCCAGCCCCTGTATTATCCTCTTTTATGATTGGATGTAAGTAAGTATCAATGTATATAACTTAGATATTGTAAATTATATACATGTAAACAAATGTCTACTTCAATTCAATCACTCAAATCGTACTCCAGTTCCTCTTCTACAACGTCTACAAGTCCAAGCGGTGATGTGATGCATCAGATCAACTCCAATACTGAAATATCTCAGTTTGTGGCAACTTCGAATGTAGAAATGTTATGGAATATTATTGTGCAGAACGCAGTGTTTCAGTCTGCTGCGTCTACCGAAGATAAGCGTTCAAAGTTGCGTCAGCATTATATTGTTAATTTAAAGCGGTATGTGGAGGAATCTATTCACGTAAATAGGAGTATTTCTCTCCTTGAGTTGAATAAGAGTTTCATTGCTGAATTTATTCGAGGTTTCAAAGAAACGCCACCCCCAACACAAAAGTTAGATTTAACGAATACTGCGCCAGCTGGAAATGGCATGATTACGATAGAGGAAATCAAAGCAGATCGATTAAATCATTTTGATATTCAATATGATAAGATGCAGAGTGATTTTGATCAATATCGTGTTACCAATGTAGTTTCAGATACAAAGTTTACCGACAATACAGTGGTCGAGCCACTAAAAAATCAAGATATGGATGATATGCTTTCACATACGCTGCAGAAACGTACTGAGCAGGAGAATGCGTCGGTTCCTCGAAACGCAAATGAGACGCGTCGTGCACGTGATTGGTTGAATTTGAATGATAGTTCTACAACCGCAAGTGAGGTAGTTCAACCGCACCCCGAGAAGAAGTCCGTTTCATTTGTATCAGAAGAGCCATTAATATCCTCGTCAGTAGATGTAACAGTGCCCGTTTCTCCTATGATTGTGTTACAAACACGTATGTCAGCGATAGAAACAAGAATGGATGAGATACATGCGATGCTTTCTCAGTTGGTGCCTTCTGTTCCGAATGTCGTCGTCGCAGAAGAAAATGTGAATAAGGATAATTAATAAGTTGTTAAAAAAGATAATCTCTATAAATAGTACCATGGGTGCATCAGGAAGAAAATCTAAAAAGCAGAAATCACGCGTTCGTTCAAAAAAGCATGGAAAGAAGCATGGAAAGAAGAACTCAAAACGTACTCGAAAGTTAAAGAAGTTACAATGCGGTCCTGAAGGGAATAAGCGAGGATATACATGTATTCGTGATAAGTCTATATGTAAATTAAAAACTTTATGGAATAATCGTCATCCAGATGATAAAATCGAAAACGGAAACATACATACAACGTGGACCAGTTTAAAAAGTCGATTGAGCGATATTTGTGATAAGGAATCATGTTGGTTAACCCAACAGTTTTCTAATGATGAAATGAAAAGTGAGTTACGTACTGTGTTTGCACCGAACGCCCCAACTGCCTGGAAAAAGAATCCTAATCAGTGGCTCAGTAGTCGCGATATTACTGCCGTAATGAAGCAATATGAGAAGAAGTATAAATGTTTTACATTTATTGGTCCATCTCCGATTGATTATGATACGCATAAAAGATATGGTGAATGTGTCTGGGAAGAGTTATGTCACTTTAGTTTAGCAAATGAGATTGATAATGGTAAAAAGAAGATTGGAGTGATATTTAACTTGGACCCACATTATAAGAATGGTTCGCATTGGGTTTCTCTCTTTATTAATCTAGAAAAGGGTCTTGTGTTTTATTTTGATAGTGTTGGTGAGCGCATTCCATCAAAGATTAAGCAGTTTGCAAAAGATGTAATACTTCAGGGGTCTCAGTTATCTAAACCTATTAAGTTGGTTCTTGATGAGAACCATCCATTTGAGCATCAATATAATGATACAGAATGTGGCATTTATTCGTTATTTTTCATCATCAGTTTATTAGAGGACACTCATGAAGAGGAGTATTTTAAAAAAATTCGCATTAGTGATAAGTGTGTTGAACGATTTCGTAAGATCTATTTTAACGAATCAATGTAGGTTATTTAGCATGATTCTTTGTTTTGACAAGATACGTATTTATAATTGTTCCTAATACAGTTGTCATAATGATAAACCCTCCCGCAGAAAATGCAATTTTTCTATCAAACTCTGTAAAGTTATTGTTTTGTCTAAAGGGGTGAAATCGATAGAGTAAGAATCCTCCTATATAAATTTCAATGACTCTTCGTAATATATTTAAGTATTCTGGCGCGGATGTAGATATGCCTAGCATAACCATTGCAGTGAGAATATAGATTAATATAGTAGCCATATTGAAGATGTTGTGTTGAACTTTGTATGTATTCATTAAAGTATACATACAAAATATTGAGTTGTTCTATTAATAAATAATATAACTTAATCACGCGTATCTATTCCTAGCATTTCGTGTCGAGTAGAGTTGTTAAATGTAGCCGTAGAGGTGTTTGTTGGATTAGGGTTAAATAGTGCATGTTCAGGTTTCTTGAACAATAGATTGTGTTTTTGAGCATTTGGATGGTCAGGAAGGGCGAATGATTGTAATGAGTAAAGGTCGCTTCCGCTGTCGGGTACATAAGTTGCTTGTGCGCACCGTTGCATACCATAAAATTGGTTTCGCATATCGGATTCAATGTCGATATTATTTGCGAATCCAGACCAAGGTGCTGCACGATTTGCTGGATAGAATACTTTTGAAGGAGAGTAAGCAGGTGGAATCAAAAGTGGAACAGCACTGACAACAGGTTCACTATGTGTCGCGAATTTGGTATATTTAGTTTGTTGAGCACGTGGTTGATAATATGGTCGCAATGGTGCAGATGATTGAACTCTGTCATATATGCGTTCATTTGTAACATGATTTATTTTAGATACAGGTATTTGACTCATGTCGGTGTCTGATTGACTGTACTTTAGTTGAAGATAACAAATTCGCAGATATATCTTCTAATTGTATTGCGTCAAGTACTACGTCATCTCCTTCAAATATTTTGAGTGTGCGCGCCGCAGCCAATGAGAATAATCCTACTTGGTCGTGAACTATCATTCGCATGGTGCTTAGATTGCATATATGTCCAATGAAAAAATGGCAATTAAATCCGTTAAATATTCTATTATGAATGAGACGTCCGATAGAAATATCTAGGTTTAATTCCTCTTTCCATTCACGCCTTAAGCAATCCTCTAGTGTCTCTCCTGTATTTTTTTTTCCTCCTGGAAACTCCCATACATTATTTTCGTCCCTACGCATTCCCATAAGAATACGATTTTCATCGCCTGTTGTTTCCATCATAACCCCACATACAACATCTTGTATTGACGACATGTTCTGAATATGAATATATAGTATATATGGATATTATGTGTGTAAATGGTTTGTATTACCTATTAAAAAAGCCAATTAGATGAGTGCGGATTCGTTTGGATGTTACTTTATCAATTTCATAGTCTAGAAATGTTTTTTTATCGAAGTAATATTTATTCTTATGAAGGTTTTTGATGAAAAATTGTATGAATGTTTGTATATGTCGTTCTTGTGATGTGCATAATACACGTCTCCATATAGAAGAGTTTTCAATCTGTTGAACAATGAATAATTTTGTAAATGGGTGATAGTATGGTCGTACCTTGAGATAGTATACATTATCAGTTAGCATTCCTGAATATTCTGAATTATCAAAATAGCATATTTCAACATTTTGTGGCAGTCTACAGCACGCTACAAAGTCGTCTATTTTTTTATCGTTACTTGTTCTCTCCATTTGTTGTACTCTCCCATTCATTTTGAATGCTAGTACGATATTATCAAATAATGCATGTCCTACCTTGTATTCAATATATTGAATAACTAGGTTCACCCATTCTTTGGGATATTTGTTATTAGTATATACCATGATTCCACTACATACACCTTTATCTTTTTCTTCTTTTAAAAACCCAAGGATAGATATGATTTCTGGTCGAAGCATTTTTGGAAATACATCAAATAAATCATTAAAGTCTCGTTGGTTCATCATGTACGGGATATTGTTATAATTGATAAACTCATGTATAGATTCCCATATAAGCCGGATTAAGTGAAAGTGTCCCAATGTTTCGTCTAAATCAAATACTACTACCCTATTTTTATCTAATTTGGGTAGTATATGTCGCGAAGTCTTATGAGATTTTAGCATAATATGTACAGAGATTATTCGATACGAGTAAACATCCACTAGACATGAATAAAATAGTACTGTATAGTAACATTGTTAATCGCATATTATATTATTAGTCAAATATGGAATATACCGATCTCTCTCTAGATGACTATAAAAACATCCTAAAGTATTACAATGAGGTTATTCCCAGAACAAATAAAGAGATAAGACGAACCGCAGAAGTATTGATGGCTACCAAACTATGCGGATGCATAAAAAAGGTGGGAAAAAAGGATCAAACGGAGGGTCGTGCAATCGGTATATGTACGCGAACTATATTTAACCGAAAGAAGATTAAGCGCGGAACATTCAAATGTAGGAAACGTACTCAATCTGTTTCTATGCAAAAGGAAAAGAAGGCTCGTAAGACTAGGAAATCTCGAAAAAAGCGAATGAAAGAAGCATCTCGTGCAAAATCACAAGAGTTAGGTGTTTAAGTACGTGAGTGCACACATAAGCACGCGTTCTTGTGGAGTTAGTTTCCGAAACAATATCACGCTATCCATTTTTACTTCGTAATAACGGTTTCGAAAAGTCTTGCATCGCAGTACCGCTCCATAGTCAGAGAATCGTACGTCACAGAATATTCCTCCCTTTGCTAATGTGATATTGTCATCATCCTCCACATTTAGCCATCTGATATAAGTGCCACTGCGCACCTCATGGATTTCGTCAATGTACACATACCCTTTGAGTTTTTCCATCATGTCTTGTCGAACGTCGCTATCGTTCACCATATCTTGTAAAATGCTTGTTTTGGCTTCAGCCACTGCATCTGCAGTGAGATTAAGAATATGTGCATTGTCTTCATTTTCTGCAGCCCTTTCGAGTAGTTCAATGTTTAAGTCGTCATCATCATCGCTCATTAGATAATAGGTATATATATACTCACTAGAGAGATGTATACATGAAATACATGGATACATCTATACACATTTGAATGCGTATTGGCTTACATTTTAATATTTAGAATCCAGAGAACGCCTCAATTCCTCCTCCGACAAAGTTATCAGTCATGCCACCGGCTTGGGGTTGTTGTGTCTCCATGGATTCACGCATGTTCTGCATACCCTGGGGTGCTATACTACTTATGCTTGTTGTTCCAGGTTGTTGAGGTAAACTAAATCCGTCAGTCCCTGGAGCAGTTCTCATGTTTTGCATACCCTGTTGCTGTTGGGCTGCTGCCTTCTTTTCCTTTTCCTCGTTTTCCATTCCTTCACGAGACTTGCCCATGATCGCTTCGGAAACCCGGTCAAACACTATGCTTACCTTTTCTCCTAATTTAGTCTGGAGACTTAATGTGATCATAAGAACCGCTAAAACAATCTGTACAATTGAAACCTTTTCGTATTTGACAGTGCTATATGTAGGAACAAATGTGACAATGCGATGAGTAAGTAAAATACCGATAAACATAACAATTAGTTGAATTGCTATTTCTGCTAAAAGTTCAGCACTTCCCTTTTCATCGTCTGCCTCTGGAACATATTTCTGCATGGTCTTATTAAGGAGGATTACCGGAATCACTCCAACTAAAGTATATTGTACGATATTCATCATCTCTATTTTAGAATCTTCATCGAAGTTGAAGACATGTGCTACAAACCCTTCTTTTGAACCTCCTATGAAGTTTGAACTATCTATAGAGTCAGTCATATATGGTATCGATATATATTTATTTAATGAATACACTATTCTTCAATCCAACCATTCTGAATATATATATAGATAATTTCAAGTAATTGAGTATAAACAGATATCAATGAATACATTATATGAGTTCATCAAGGTCATTAGCATCTGCTAGGACAAAACGTGCGGCAGGAAACATAACAGTTCCAGGAAACACCCCAGAACAAGGAGTTTCAGGCCACCCAATAGTCCCCTCCACGAATCAAATGCCACATCCTGTTGCAAAACTATCTTTACCGCAAGCAATTAATCGTATCAGTGAACGACTAAATAATTTGGATTTGTTTGCAGAAACAACAAGTGGAGTTATTAACGACATCCAAGAGTTTCATTCAAATACGTCTGATAAGTATATTGTTGATACTGAGGTATTCACCTCTATTGTTTCTAGATTAGATGCTTTAGAAAGAACCTCGCAATCAAAACTCGAAAGTAAAGAATCTATACAATCATCTTCAAATACAACAATCGCGCTAACAAATGATATAGATGAAATTAGAAAACATCTTATCCGTCTTCAAACATATGTTATGGATACTAATGCAAAATTACAAGATTTGGTTTTCAATAAAAATGGAGAATCGTTGGTTAATTTTGGAGACATCTTTAGCGATTCTCTACCGAATCCTTTGATGCAGACTACAACGATCCCAACATCTGATATAAATATCGAATCAGCGTTGAATGAAGATAATGCTGGTCAAGATACATCTGTTATTGGCACCCATTCTACAATTCAAACATTCGATGATAATTTAGACTCGCCTAATTAATTTAGGGTATATATCCGATAGATATTGGATGGATAGACATTATGTGTGTATCATGTAAATTTTATGTTACTAATTTATATAATGCAAAGTTTCAAGAAACTCATGTCAGACTATGGCCTAGGAGCCATTATTGTATTACTCTTGGTTGCTTATACTGTCAGTTCATTTTCTGACTATTTTACCGATAAACACTTAGGAGGTGGAGAAGGTCATGCCAACTTAGGCTCTCAAGCCGCTGCCTACGGAAACGGTTCTGACTCCACACAGAATGAGGTTCTTGGTGGAGGTGATGGAAGTTTTGCACCAGTCGCACCTTCTATGCAAGGTCCTTCTGAACAGAACCCAGCAGACTTACTTCCCAAGAGCGCACCTACAGAGTTTTCTCCTAATGCAGCCAACGTTAACAATGATGGTCTATTAACAGCGGGTCACCATGCTGGTGCATCCGAAAACATGGCTCCTCTAAGAAATGCCAACTTACAACTTCGTTCCGAAGACGCTAACCCACGTGGCAATGTAGGCCCATGGCAACAATCTACTATTGAGCCAGACACTATGCGTAAAAATGTCTTTTAGATAGGTTGTCGATCTTGATATTGGCTATTCAATATATTTTAGGAACACTATATAGTATAACTATGGAACGTGGACTTATGATGCTACTTCATTCTGCCATAATTAGCGCGGTGGTATACCTTATTATGGTTTACGCGATGGGAGTCAGCAATCAAATGGCTGAAACTAGGAGTTTAATGATCGGCTCAATCACGTTGCTTTATATGCTAGCATTCGGTCACGAACTGCCTCCAATATTGAAGAAATACATAAGTTGATCTGGTGGAAAGTAACCCAATATTGTAAAACAAAAAATACTAAACTATAAAATATGCCCCCATATAGGTCATATTTTATTTCACTCCATCCACATATCTAGACATGCCTAATAAGAATTGAAACCTACTTGACAAGATGACTTGTTGCATATAACAACCGTTACCAGTAATCAGATTACTACTACTACAACCATGTCAGAATTCGCACTTTACATCCCTTGTGTTTACAAAAACATCACCCCCGAGATGATCGCCCAGACCTTCTATCGTAAGAAGATTGGAAGCGTTCGTCACGTTGAACTTGTTCCACACAACGAAAAGTATAATCGTGCACATGTCTTCTTTGAAAGCATGTATCCTTTCGGTCAAGGTGCTGAACAAATGGAAAAAATCGCTAACGGTGAGACTGTGAAACTACAGTATTCCAGAAATCAACATGTGTTCTGGTTCCTTATGAAGAACCTACACCGCAAGTATGATGGGGTCAGCACTGATGGGTGGTATGACCCCGAACAAAACAACAAAGAAGAAACCAAAGAAAAAGATAACAAAGAAGAAACACAAGAAAAACCCACAGACTCTTACCTACAAGCCGTGCACCGTAACCAGAAACGCGAGCATGACGATATAGTTCGTCAAATAGACACCATGGGACATTCTACAGAAATGATGTCTTGTGTTCCTACCTCAACGCCATGGGGCTACGGCATGGAACCCTCTACTGAACCTATTAAAAAATCACGCAGTTCGGTAATGCCCATTCAAGATAAGTTGGAAGTAGTTAACCTAGAAATGGAAGAGGAGAACGACGATGATGCATTTGGGTTAGTCTCAACCGATTATGTGCATTCTATTGAATTAGAACTCGCACGCGTGCGCATGCAGCGCGACGAAGCTCTACATGCCAGACCTTACATGCATCACCGGACACCATGTGAACAACATTTGACGGAGTTGCGTGCAAAAAACTTCGATATGCGCAGCAGATACGATGAATTATGTCGCGTCAAACTTCCATTTGATGATGACATGTGTCGCCCTGTTCTCCATCAGGTTTCCGATTTTGGATGCTCGGACGAGTATTATGACACGCTCGGTCGCGAGATTGAACGTTTTAAAAGAGACAATGAAATTCTTAATGAAAATACAAACGTATTATCATGCATGCCCAACTCAAGTGCCAACAGACCATCTAACCCTGTTGCAAACAAACACATCATGAACGACAACGACCTATCTGCATATCAGTATCGCCCACCATCCCCAATCACCACTCCTCCAGACATGGAAAAGTATCATCTCGATGTATGTATTCCTGATTGCGACTACCCCATGATGTAACAAACATATTACATACACGCTTAACAAAAAACAAAAATAAATTATTCATGTAACCTATTAACTAATTAACTAACATTTTCTATTTTTTATGTCACGAATATATAGTTATAGTATATATAGTTAGTAATGGCGACACGAAAACACAAGAAACCAAAGAACAAAAAGACCATTAAAAGATTTAGACGATCGCGTTCAAAACGACAGAAGGGAGGAACACTTAAAGAACTCAATCTCATGATGGCATCAGAGCAAGGCTATACCGACATCGTCAGGCACGTGGTGGAGGAGCAGCATGCCGAAGTGAATGCTGTGGATAATTTCGGCAAGACAGCTCTCATGCATGCAGCACAGGGAGGCCATATCGACATCGTCAGGTACCTAGCGGGAGAGCAGCATGCCGAGGTGAATGCTGTGGATAATTTCGGCTGGACAGTTCTCATGCATGCAGCACAGAAAGGCCATATCGACATCGTCAGGTACCTAGCGGGAGAGCAGCATGCTGATGTGAATGCTGTGACTAATGGCGGCTGGACAGCTCTCATGCATGCAGCACAGGGAGGCCATATCGACATCGTCAGGTACCTAGCGGGAGAGCAGCATGCCGAGGTGAATGCTGTGGATAATTTCGGCAAGACAGTTCTCATGGCTGCAGCACAGAAAGGCCATATCGACATCGTCAGGTACCTAGCGGGAGAGCAGCATGCTGATGTGAATGCTGTGACTAATGGCGGCTGGACAGCTCTCATGTTGGCAGCACGTAATGGCCATATCGACACCGTCAGGTACCTAGCGGGAGAGCAGCATGCCGAGGTGAATGCTGCAAATAATGACGGCTGGACAGCTCTCATGCATGCAGCACAGAAAGGCCATATCGACATCGTCAGGTACCTAGCGGGAGAGCAGCATGCCGATGTGAATGCTGTGGATAATGAAGGCTGGACAACTCTCATGCGGGCAGCACATAATGGCAATATCGACATCGTCAGGTACCTAGCGGAAGAGCAGCATGCCGATGTGAATGCTGTGGCTAATAACGAATGGTCAGTTGTCATGTATGCAGCAGCGAAAGGCCATATCGACATCGTCAGGTACCTAGTGGAAGAGCAGCATGTCGATATGAGTTCTGTGACTAATTCCAGGAGAAACCCTCTCATTATGGCAGCGTATAGTGGCCAGCTCGACCTGGTCAAGTACATCATTCACATCTGTAGGCTAGACACTGTGGATAATAGCGATGTGATTGGTGCAGCAGCGTATAGTGGCCAGCTCGACATCGTCAGGTACCTTGTGGAGATGCAGCATGCCTATGGGACTATAAGGTATGATTGGATTTACCGGACTGCAAATAAACATGATCATGAGGATAATGCAGATATTATAGAATATTTAAAAAACATTCAAAGAGCAAAAGGTTTTAAAAAATATGCACTGAATAAAATAAACAATATAGAACAAAAAAATCCAGCTGAACATTCATTACGCTCGCTGACATATTGGAACATGTCCAGCAACGATACTATAGAATATAATAAGGCACGTAATGGTAATGAATATCTCCTTCCAGCCCCTGATAAAATTGGAATAAAATCGAGGAGGACGCGACGCAAATCGCATAAAAAATAATTTACTATACTATATCATTTTAATAATGTTATATAGTATAATGGCAACCCGAAAACACAAGAAGCCAAATAACACAAATAACAAAAAGAGCAAAAAGACCACAAAGAAGCCAAAGAACAAAAAGACCACTAAAAGATTTAGACGAACGCGTTCAAAACGACAGAGAGGTGGAAGTAAAACAAAAAAAAACAAAAAAAACCTAGACCTCATAGATGCAGTAGAGACAGGCAATATCGAGAAGGTCAGACGCCTAGTGGAAGTGCAGCATGCCAATGTGAATGGTTCGAAAAATGGCCAAGACTATACACCTCTCATGATTGCAGCAATTCATGGCCATATCGACATCGTCAGGTACCTAGTGGAAGAGCAGCATGCCGATGTGAATGCTGTGGGTAATGTAGGGTTCGACGCTCTCACGACTGCAGCACGCAATGGCCATATCGACATCGTCAGGTACCTAGTGGAAGAGCAGCATGTCGATGCGAATGCTGTGAATGCTATCGGTTGGACACTTCTCATGCAGGCATCACAAAAGAAAGGCAATATCGACACCGTCAGGTACCTAGCGGAAGAGCAGCATGTCGATGTGAATCATGCGACTAATGCCACCGACCTGACAGCTCTCATGATAGCAGCCATGTCACGCGATATCGACATCGTCAGGTACCTAGTGGAGGAGCAGCATGCCGATGTGAATGTTGTGAGTAGTATCGGCTGGACAGCTCTCATGTATGCAGCAGATTCAGGTGATATCGATACGGTCAGATACCTAGTGGAAGAGCGGAATGTCGATGTGAAGTTGAAGGATAATGACGGCAAGACACCTCTCATGATTACAAAAAATAATCTTAATCCACGTACACGTAAGGACATTGCAATCATTTTACAATCAGCCAGAAAAAAGAAGAACCAACCGAACCAAAAGAAAATCGAGGAGGGTGCGGCGCAAATCGTATAAAAAATAAATTACTATACTATATCATTTTTAATAATGTTATATATTATAGTATAATGGCAACCCGAAAACACAAGAAGCCAAAGAACAAAAAGAGCAAAAAGACCACAAAGAACAAAAAGAACAAAAAGACCACTAAAAGATTTAGACGAACGCGTTCAAAACGACAGAGAGGTGGACTAAGAATCCCATCCACCATCAAACATCTATGGCAGTCAAAACCCGCATCCCTCATGTCTGCAGCACAGGGAGGCGATATCAACACTGTCAGGTACCTAGTGGAAGAGCGGAATGTCAATGAGAATGTTGTGGATAATACCGGCAAGACAGCTCTCATGTGGGCAACAGATAAAGGCCATATCGACACGGTCAAGTACTTAATGGGAGAGCGGCATGCCAATGTGAATGTTGTGGATACTAACGGCTGGTCAGCTGTCACGTTTGCAGTGTATGGAGGCCATCTCGACATCGTCAGGTACCTAGTGGAGGATCAGCGTGCCGATGTGAATGCTGTGACTAAATCCGGGAACAGCGCTCTCATTGTGGCAGCACTGCAAGGCCATATCGACATCGTCAGGTACCTAGCGGAAGAGCAGCATGCCAATGTGAATGCTATGGCTAATGACGGCGTGACAGCTCTCATGCATGCAGCACGTAATGGCCATATCGACATCGTCAGGTACCTAGCGGGAGAGCAGCATGCCGATGTGAATGCTGTGGATAATGACGGCTGGACAGCTCTCATGTGGGCAGTACCGAAAAGCCATATCGACATCGTCAGGTACCTAGCGGAAGAGCAGCATGCTGATGTGAATGCTGTGGATAATGATGGCGATACAACTCTCATGCGGGCAGCATATAATGGCAATATCGACATCATCAGGTACCTAGCGGAAGTGAAGAATGTCCATGTGAATGCTGTGAATAATGATGGCGAGACTGCTCTCATGCATGCAGCACAGGGAGGCCAAGTCGACGCCATCAAGTACCTAGCGAAAGAACTGCATGCCAATGTGAATGCTGTGAATAATGATGGCGAGACTGCTCTCATGCATGCAGCAATGCGAGGCCAAGTCGACGTCGTCACGTACCTAGTGATTGAGGGGGGTGCCATTGTGAATGCTGAGGATAAATACGGCATGACAGCTTACAACACGGCATATACGTTTAAAGAGTGGGGCGTCGTACGCGCTTTTGATAGAATTGCAAAAGAACGTGCGATCAGGAACAGGCAGAAAAAGAAGAACTAAACGAACAAAAAGAAAATCGCATAAAAACTATAAACAATAGATTACTACCTACATTTACTAGGTTGTAATCTCCCCTTACTATAAGTGACCCGAACGTTTAGTCAAACCATGACCCCCACTACCACACTCACCACGAAATTAACCGTCTCCTTCGTCGCCGCCTTTGTCGCGACCACAATCGCACTCGTGTATGTATTGCGCGCGCCCCACATCATCATCCAGGACGCAGCGCTCGCGGACGAGTACTATTACGTAAACGCCGGAACCACGCTCGGTGGCGATCTGCTCGCGGGCGCTCTCCTCCTGATGGCGGCGCAGTACGTTATATACTTAACCAATATAACAGGAAATCTTTCCCGCATTGGGATTGTTGCGGTCGTGGTCGCCTTAGCAACGAGTATGCGACAAATATCTGCACGCAGTTATGTAGCCAATTCTGACCCTAATTATAAAACGTGGTACGCTAGTGTCAATATTCACAATTCTGTTGCATATGACGTTATTTTTATGAGTACTCTGTACATTGTATTGACAACGATATATAGCCATTTTATTTAGTTCCACCCTCTAAAAAATACTAGTGAAGATTTATATGTAGGTGTACTATATCACGAATGATTTCATATTTGTTTCGCCAAGACGCTCTATTCTATGTAATAGGAGTGTTTATTTTGTTGGTATGTCTAAAAATCTATTCTGAAAGTGAAGTATTCAAACTGAAATGCATTATATCTGGTGTGGACGGAAACAAGTATTGTGTTCGCAATCGATTAAAACTTAATGAGGCCGCCGACCTCCTTGCAACAGTGACTAATAAGGCACACAAGTTCGTGAAAGAACTTGGTGAAAAGCACCCTAATGACGAGCGTGTGAAGAGATTAGTCAATGGATTTGATCCAAAAAAGATACAAGAAACTCTACCCACAAGCGAACTCACTGCATATAGTGAGAATAAGGGTGAGAAATTGGCATTTTGTCTTGCGCGCACTAAGCATAGCGAACAACTTGTGGATGAAAGTACTTTGACATTTGTCTACACGCATGAACTTGCACACATTGCGACAAAAAGTGTGGGACATAAAAAAGAGTTCTGGGATAATTTTAAGTTTCTCTTGGAAGAAGCAAAAGAAACTGGGTTTCATACCCCGATTGATTACAAAAACAAACCTCAAACATATTGTGGAATAACCATCACAGACAACCCATATTACGATGTCTAAGTTTACTTTAGGTATATTTTATTTGTTACGACAACTATTTGTCAATAGTTACCGTGAGCGGACACCGCATCAAAATCGTAAAACAATAGTCTGTACATTGTGTATACATGACATCGATAAGTTCAATATATAAGGCATGTGTCTTGTCTGGTTCAAACACTATTGACCGAATTGTAGTGTTTGTAGGAAATAATTATAGTGCTGAGGTTGACTATAATATAACACTATTGGATTCTGTGACGAATCAACCTGTTTTTAGCCAATCTGAACAAGATTCTATTACAAAAGACAGTACCGTAGTGATATACTCAAAACAACAAATTCATCCAGATGATACTATATCTACAATTAAGCACAAGATCGCGGCCGAACTGGATCGCCTACTGCGCGTCGAAGAGATATATATGTTTTGTGTGCGGTCTGAAGCATATGCTCCTGATGATTTTTATCGCGCACTGACACAAAATAAGCGAACTCAACTGTCTCGTGCACGAATGCATAATGCGCTGAATAATTTTAAAAGTCATGGTCTTACACCACATCCAAATGCAGTATTGTCAGAAGATAAAGATGTATATCGCTACGAAGACGTTGTCAAAATGGAAATGCTTCATGGGCAACGAGAAGTAAATACTGCCCATATGTTGGGACAGCGTCTGTTTTTGATGAATAATTCTTTTCCGACCTCATTTAATCCGTTTGATAGTCTTATGTATGATAAAACTTTACTCAGTGCTGCTGTAAACGCAATGACTACAACAAATGACCGCCTTCTCCTCGACAGCGGAACAATCGTAGATGGTACAATCTATGTTTGTCTTGCGAGTGATGTATTAGATAATGTAGAACGATCCTCTGCTGATATAACAGATAAATATTTAGTAAGTGTCTATTATCCATTACTTGCCGCACAGAATATGTTCAGCAAGGCCGAAATTGAGGCAGCCCCTGGGCGAAGTAAAATCAACTCAGAAGGCGACATGTTCAATGCATTTGCACATGAAGATCTTTTACATCGCATTTCTAGAGAGATGTCGAATACATCCGATTCTCAGTTTGAATGGGAGAACCGTGGTGTAGTGGAAATAAAAATTGCCATACATCAACAGTTTACACTTAAGGTGCCTCTAGACGTGATATTCAAGTTGGTGCCCACGCATCCACTTGCACCTATTACAAAACTGACCCCTGGGGGTCATCGTGAGAATATGTACCGACTTTATGGAGAGACCCTATCTACAGACGGTCGTAAGATACCCCAACTATCTAGGACGACAATCCAACATTTGATTGTCAATATGGGTGTAAGCAAAGGCGTATCGATTTTTTTTAGCATGAACAAAGGGGAGTTTCTCACTTGTGTTTTCGAGGAAAATGGTGATATTATTGTGTATGGGAAGTTTTCGTCGCCAGTATCATTTGACCAAGTGAATGATATGATATTGCAGCATGTAAACCCATTGATAAAAACTGTAGAACCATTCTTTGAACAAAGTGGCTATAAACATTCTAATTTTGGGTCTCTCAATGACAAACATGTTGAGATCATTCATATGGATTATGTAACCACCGTGACAGCGGATGTCGATTTGAGAAAGTTCACCCTAGATTCCATTCATAGTTGTATCGCACCCGCATTTATAATGGAGACACCGGATATTGGTTCGAAAGACGGAGCACGTATGCGATACCGCAAGGTATCAAACTTCAATAATATGAACAGTCAAGAAGCATTTGTCATTACACAATTGAAACGACATGATGATGTAAAAGGCGATGATTTAGTTCGTAAGTTAATAACCTACTTTGGTATGACAGAAAATGATGCACATGAACTTATTGCTCGTGTAGGAGCAGAAATTACCGTAGATAATGGTATCGGAGTACGCACAACCAAAATCCGTACTAATCCTGGGTTTTTGGTTGTCATGACTGATGCGACAGAAAAAGGGCTTCGGTCGTCTGGTCGCGTGTCCATATCCGTATCAGGTATTGATAACATGCGATACATCCCACTAATCGATGGGTACAACGGTGCTATTATGCATATGTTATTTAATCATGACGAAACATATAAACGGTTTCCATTATTGAAAACAGCATGTTCTACGTCAATTGATATCAGCGAGAAGGCGATTGCGGAAACTCATATCGATGACGTATTTGGTGCGCCCGATCGTCCACTTGTCCACCAGCAAGAAGTAATGATTAATGATGAAGAGGAGGTCGTTCCCATTGGTGGATATGATGATGTTGATGACACGCCCGAAGTGAAGCCTATTAAAACAAATGCATTATCGCTACTTTATGGTAATGATAGCGACTATGAAAGCGATTATAATAGTGGCGATGATGAAAATTATAGCGGAGGTGCTGGTAGCGGTTCTCGCAATATTGTCGGAATGAAACTAAAAAAACCATCTATTTTTATGACAGCTATGGAACAAGCCGAACCTAATTTGTTTTTGACAGTTAAAACAGGGAACTTCGATAGATACTCTCGTACGTGCGATGCTGCATATGGACGACAACCTGTCATTCTTACCCAAGAGGAACACAAAGAAATGGTTGCAACAGAACATGCTGGAATCATCAACCGATATGGAAGCGATGCGTTTTACGACCTCAACTCAGAGGAACAATCAAAGGTTATTCGGAGAGAAACAGAAACTGATGACCGATATACAGTGTCATATGGAACTAATCCAGATAACCAGTTTGTATACATATGTCCGCGTTACTGGTGCCTTAAAACAAATACATTCATCCATCCCAAGGAAATGGAAACTGTAATAGAAGATGGAAAAGAAGTACTTCGTCACCCAACTTGTGGAGGCGTAATCCCACGAGGCCAAGACAAGGTAAAGGATGATGGAAATTATGTATACGAGTTCACTGGAGATGGAAGAAAGGGCAAATCTGGATATGCTCCACAACATCCAGGATTTCAAGAAGAAAACAAACATCCAGATGGATACTGTGTCCCATGCTGCTTTAAACTCAATGTAAAGAATGGAGAGACAATGCTAAGCGACAAACAAAGCACGAGACGAAAACAGTGTACGGTAGCACCACCTAGCGATACAATGCAACATGACCCAGCCATAGAAGAAAAACACGATGACCGTCCTATCCAACGACGCAGAACTGAAGGACAATACATTATGGATCAAAATACACATCCTATCTCACATGGAAGATGGGCTTACCTCAATATTGAAATACAACATTTTTTCAAAGAATATGCAATTACTTATCAAGTACCTGGAAATCCGACACAACTACGACCAGAAATACAAGCTCTTTTACGTCACGGAGTAGAGGGCAGTATAACACAGCCGTTCTTAGCATGCATGGCTGATATCATGTTTTTTGGTATTGGGAAAGAACCTATGTCAGTAACCGATTTCAAAGAATATCTTGCATCTACGGTGACGCTAGAAGCATTTGTTGGATTGCAAAATGGAAATCTTGTAACTAGTTTTAATGATACTCAATATACATCACGGGAACAATTAGACCAAGTTGATGTTTCAGAATACGAAAAATCACCATTACGACAAACTACTGGAGAACAATCAAACAATTCGTTCGTTAAAGTAGTATTAGCATTCAGACGATTTCTCTCTTATTTACGGTCACCCAATGCAGTAATTGACCATACATATACATGGGATCTAATATGCAATCCAGGTATTCACAAAAGCCATATAGATGGGATCAACTTAATCATGTTGGAAATACCAGACGCTGACTCCAGCACGAACGTTAATATTCTATGTCCATCAAATCACTATAGTAAGAATCAGTTTTCATCAACGCGACCCACAGTTTTCATTATCAAAAAAAATAATACAATAGAACCAGTTTACAGTTATGACCGCACAACAACAGAAAATGCTGCAGAATATACACCATACTTTCGTATTACGGCGGACAGCACGAGTGCACCAATAAGTGTTATTAATGTCATAAATAACATTGTTAAACCTCTGCATAATAATAGATGCGTACCCTTACAGAGTATGCAACGCACACATGTATTTAAACAACCAATCATTCTTGAATCGCTACTATCAGTTCTCAACGAATCCCGTGAAATATCAGTTGTAATTCTACGACAAATACTCAACTTTTCACGCAAAGTTATTGGCCTCGAAGTGAAAATCGGAGAAAACATTGGATATATCCCGTGCTATCCATCGGGGTTTCGTAAGAATCTTGACGCACCAACAACATTCATGGATGACGATACATTATATCATTCATACGTTGATACTATATTCTTCTGCAATCTAGTTACACGAACATTCGCATCTGACACGATTCCTATACAGCCTGCATACAAGATAGTAGACGATGAGATGATTATCGGACTACTCACCATTGCAGATCAGTTTATTATGTTCTCGGAACCCATTGAACTATCAACTGCCAATGACGATATTCCTATACTACGTCAATCAGGACGTATCGAATTAGAAACCGCTCTACAAAATGGACTAACATCCCGCGATGAAGCACGTGTTGAATATGTTAATAAAATCAAACTTGAAACCAACTTCTTCTTGGCATATAGAAACACCGTACGCATTCTCTTAAACGATTATGCAAATATGGCACAGCGAGTAGAAATCCAAGAACGCATTACAGACGCATTTGTACCTCATCCTAAAAAACTTGAAACCATTGTAACACTATTACATCAGCTTATCGGAAACACCATACGGTTTGATGAACACATAGACACATCACTCATACAAGATGTTTCGGTATGCATAAATCAACAACCACAACAATGCACTACATCAAACCCTGTATGCATCATTGACGGAACAGAAAACGAAACAGACGATGAAAACACTTGCACACTTGTAATACCCAAAAACAATCTTGTCTCGCCCAATGTTGATAATGAAATCGTATACATAAACAAACTGGCAGACCAACTTATCCGATATGACCGAATCAGGAAGTATATGATGGATCCTACACAGTTCCTATCGTTCGGCCAGGCTCATTACACATTGGGCGAACATGAGTTCGTTGTCGCACAGACCGTACTCAAACACGAATATTTTAACGAACTAATACCGCGGAAAATGGGAGGAAATCAACAATTTGGAAACTATGACGAAACTAATCCAGACGCACGGTATCGTATTGATCACATTGACACCTTTAGTGAAACAGATATCGATGCGATCGCGGCGCACGCGCCCACAGAAACACAGAAAACGCAGAAAACACAGAAAACAAAACTCAAAATACGAACAAAACTATGATTCGACGCGTTTTTTTGTCTATATGTACACCATAAGTATGAACTCCATCGAAGAGATGTTTGAACCCACCCTAGGCGTATACTACTGCAACTACTTCTACTGGCTACTGGTCATCTACTTTGTTTTAGCCGTTATTCAAATCGGCGACTTAGGCATGGCCATGGCTGCACACCCAAAGAGTCTCAAGGACTTCATGAAGACTGACATGGTTCATCGTCTGACACATATCGTCTCCCTCGTCGCCCAATTCGTCATCGTACGTATCTTCTACTCCGTATGCGTTAAATCCATGACGGCGAACTAAAAGAGACGCGCAAAGAACACGCGCAAGAGAAGAAGATAGAGAAGCAAGTAATCCACAAAATATCAATAGGAATATTTTGTAGATTGTTCGATAATTATGATTCGTCGTTGGCTTCATCGTCGGAGTCAGCGTCAGACTCGTCGGCGTTGGTAATCATGTTGAATTCTTCGTCAATCTGACGGATCGCAACGTCATGATCGCAAGTCATGTTATTAAGACGTTCGTAGATGGATTCTGCGATATGTAGATGTTGCTGTGTACGTAGCCCGCTCAGGCTAAGTGCTGCAATTTCATGTGATAAAGTATCGCACATTTCTTCCTCTTCTTCTTCCTCTTCATGATTTTGATCGCGGGATGCAGTGGGTGTAGTTTGTCTTATTTCTTCTTGGGTTTCTAATATGCGTGACATAATCGCTGATGCTGTCATTACGTCATTATCAATATCAATATCTGTTTCACTTGTAGTATCCATTTCCATTGATGATTCTTCATCGGAAACAGAGCAATCATCGCATTCAGAAATACTCGTGTTACTTTCAGACATTGACCGCACGTGTCTATTACAGCAACGCGCATGCTTATATTTCATATTGGACATTATGGAATAGTATTGTCCTACATACATTCCATCGTCACATTCGTTTCCATAATTGGATTCATCCCATGCATCTACCGTCCCGTGTTCTTCTATACGATTGAACAATACGTCTTCTTGATCGGTAAATGTTATTATATCATCTGTGGTGGATACTGTTAAACTTTTCATACGATGAAATACTGGATGTGATGCGTTATACTGAACGCGTGGAGGAGACAAATCTTCTATCCTAATGTTGTTTTTATCAGGAAGTTTATCTATTTTGTCGATTTGTATAACATCATCGTGTTCGACCCCATAATAACAAAATGACTGAAGACTGTGGAATGCATGGTCGGCGCAGTCTAAATCCGCAAATATAACGTATCCAGATGATCGCGTATTATTCTCTACACTAGCGGGTATAAATATTATTTCTATCTCACCAAACTTTTCAAATAAGTTTCGGAACGCAGTCTCATCCATATTGGGCGAAACATGTGTTATATGCAATATATGTGTGCTTCGAGTACGCTTACCGAAATTAGGAGAAACGTAATCAAACTCACTGAGACGATTTTCTAATAATTGCTCGCTCTCAAATCGTTTTGGAAAATCTTGTGCGTAATGCATAACATAAAAATAAAGAAGTAGATAAGGACGCATCACCTCAACTAATGTTTTCATCGGAAACCCTTTTGCAATTTGAATACTTCGAATACATTTACGATACCGTAAAAGCATACGAAATACTGTTGGATAAAGTGATTTTGTCGAACCACCCATTACATGTTCATGTATCGCTTTATCACGAATGAGTATTTCATAATCCATAATGTATTTGGGAGTGTCAAAGTTTGACATGAAAAATCCATGTAATAAAACGGGAATACCATAATTACGAGTTTTGAGAAAGAAATAAAAGTTGTACATTTCGCATAATGCTATTGGTATATTGTTATATGGGTTTCGCACAACTAATATATCTGGGAAAAACTCCTCTGTATTTGTAATACAACTCATAATTGTATCTCGTAGTTCGTTTACTCTGAATACATATTTTGCGCGTTGATGCATCAATATGTACGTTCCTGGGTCTCCTTCTTGAATATTTGCAAGATGGAGGTCTTGTTCATTCTTTGTCTTTGCATATCGTCTTCTACATATTCGCACAAATCGACACATGGAGTGATATCTACGTTGACATATTTCGAAGACTTGCATCATATTTTCGACGTATCTATCAGTTATACGAATGGAACTTTCCCATACAGAAGGAGTTTCAATTGCAACCTTCAGGACAAAAAACTTGAGACAAATAATACTTCGTTTTGTTTCTGATGGTAACGATTCCTCACGTTTTATCGCATGCATTAACGGCAATAGGTAATGAGTTATGAATATAGATGATGTTCTAGAACTATTTAGTACCTCAGGTTGAAATACAAACTTTGATACATCCAAATTAAGTGTTTGACATTTTATCACATGTTTACATAAATAAGGAAATATATCATCATTCATTGTGTTAGTGTAACTATAATGTAAATAGATATATCTTTATACCATACAAAATATGCTTATGCAGTATTTCATATATACTCATCAATATTGACCCCACATTTTATCCAAAAATCAATACTCATTGAGGTTGGGAAATACGCGCTTTTGTCTTGTATCAACTCGTCACCCGTTTCTATTTGTATTAATGTTATGTTATCAAGATCCATCAAGGTTATTGTATATCATACGTTTTAGAAAATAAAAATATAATATTTTATTTTTATTTTATTTTGATATATTCAACTATTTAAAAGCCTGGATTGTATCCACTATCTCCACCTGTATCTACCACACGCACATTGCTGACATTGTTCTGAATCATTAATGAGCCCAAGTCACATTCTCCATCTATTCCTGAACGTGGACCATCTCCTGCATACATGGCTTCGATTTTCTGGTCTTCTGTCATCATGTCCATTTCCACCGATTCATCAACCATACGCATTTCTTCGGGGTCCAAATACACTTGGAACGCACTCGTTCCGAAACTACCCTCTTGACCACACATGATATTTGCAGAGACCCCATGCATCATATCTAGTTCACCATGTCGAGCCGCTTTCAAGAACATTTCAGGAGTCTCTTCAAATGATGCCTTTGCAATAGGTCCGATATTATCTTTGTTGATACCATGTCGGAAGATTGAGATCAAATGGTCGGTGTATGTCATACGGTCGCATAACAAACTCAGATGATGCGCGTTGATATAAGTGCCGTCGAACTCGACCACGTCCACCAACTCGTTGTAGATTGCCTGACGAGCGGCTTCAATGCCGAATATGTTGTGCATTTCAATAATATCATTACTGAACGTGCGATTAACGTCGATGTAGTCTAGAGCCAACACGTCTAATAAGTTAGAACCGTCTGTATCCAATACCCATGCATCCTTCTTTCCGTATTCGCCATCTCGGGAGGTCACCATATTTTTGATTTTACGAAGGATAACCTTACCGATCTTCTTGGTTCCACGAAGAACAACACTGTTCATCAACTCTTCTTGAAAACGCTTTAACTTGAAGATGTGGTCTGATTGATCCAGAGGTAGGTTCGCTCCGGATGCACTCGGCTCATCACCTGCTTTAGGTTTTCCCTTTGCGGCGCTGCGCTTCACTACTTCAGACATGCGAATACGACATACCAGATTGTCTGCATTGTAGTCAGAATACACACAACTGATGTCATTTCCGTAACTATTTTTCAATGCGAAGTTTACATCTTCCATGGTAATGTTCTTGTCAAGCATCACATCGGGATTTAACACAAGACGCAATACCCATTTAGATTTTTCTGTCTCGATTTCTTCGCCACCGCATTCGGCCACTAAATCTTCGAACTCGTAGAACTGTTGAATCATCAGACGGTCGTCCTCGATCACCGTGTTCGCGTCATCAGGGTCGAAACAAATGTCTAGTCGAGTTGTCACCTCACTCAACCGAGTGTGTTCCAACATGTTCATCACGCTCTGAGCACGCTCGCGGTCGTCCTCGTCTTCTGGCTTCAGGAAAATCGTTAACGAAGGGTTCTTAGGCTCAGACGATAGTGACAATATCTCTTCGATACGAGGAACACCACGGGTCACGTTCGACTTCGATGCCACACCCGCAAAGTGAAACGTGTTGAGCGTCATCTGTGTGGCGGGTTCTCCAATGCTCTGCGCCGCGATCATCCCCACCATCTCCCCAGGGTTCACCACGGCCTTCTTGTAGGTCAGGATCACCGTCTCGATGAGGAGCGCAATCGCTGCCTTGTTCATGCGCTTCACAATGACCAGTGATTGTGGTGTCAGGTAATAATAGAACAATACCTTGAATAATCTGTTTGGCACTGCGCATCGAATGCCTTCTAGCACCTTGTATCCAGCCTCGATCATCTCATACGCCTCGAACATCGTAACGTCCGTGATAGACGACCCCGTAATATGCAATTGACCAATCACGTTATTGATAATATACGCAAACGCAACTGGGCAGCGCACAACGGATTCATCCTTGAACCCGTAAATGTTCTTGATCACGTCGTCGCGCGCCTCCAGCATGAAATCAGTGTAGTATTTATTCCTTGCAGCAAGAGGTTTCAACTGCTTCTTGTGGCGAGCCATAGCGCCGTCATCATACACACCTTTGAACACATTCTTCTTTGCAGAACATTCGGGCATGCTGTAATGCAGATAGATGTCTTGAGTTGTCTTCTCTATCAATGGAAGACCTTGTGTCTCCACACGGAGTGGGTCGAAACTGTCGTCGCCGTAGGTAAACTGTATAATCTTACCCTTGCCTGTGCGCACCGTCATGTCGTAGGCAACCATCAAATCCTCCATGCCTTTGATTAACCGACGCTGGATATAACCTGTAGTAGATGTCTTCACTGCAGTATCGATAAGACCTACACGACCACCCATCGCATGGAAGAACAACTCCTGAGGAGTAAGTCCGTTGATATACGAACTCTCCACGAAACCGCGCGCCGCAGGCGTGTCGTCGTATTTCGTGAAATGCGGAAGCGTGCGGTTCTCAAATCCATACGGAATGCGCTTGCCATCCACGTTCTGCTGACCCAGACACGAAACCATGAACGAGATGTTCAGGTCACTGCCCTTGGATCCAGCATTCACCATCGTCACGAAACGGTTGCCCTTGCCCAGACTACTCAACCCAATCTTACCCGATTCAGCGGTCGCCTGATTCAATACGTTGTTCACCTGCGTCTCGAACTCCTCGCGGTTCGATTTACCAGTGTTGTTCTCAAACACACCCAGTTGCGTCTGGTCGATCAAATCCTTCACACTGTTCTTCTTCTTCTCGATTACCTCCACAATATCCTGCTTCGTCTTCGCATCGGACAACAAATCACTGATTCCAACACTGAACGAGTTACTGCACAGATACTCCGTAACGATGTTCTGGATATCATCGATGAAATTAGACGCAGCCATATTGCCGAAATCGTTGCAGATGCGGTGGATCAACCCCTTCGTGCCGCCGCCTAACACACTCTTCACCATCTGACCACGAACGTATTTACCGTTCACAATCTCAATAATGGCGTTAGCCTTCTCCGCCTCCTCCCTGCTCATGTCTGGCTTACTGCTATACTTAAGCGATAGCGGAGGCATGATCTGCGTCATCAAATCGAATCCCGACACGCGATCCAACTCGCGCAACGCGTCTTCGTCGATGCGCGATGACATCATCAACAAGTTCATCGCCTTCTTCTTGTCAAACTTCACGCTATCGCGCGTGATTAAATGACTACCAAGCATCGAATCTTGGTAAATACCCACAATCGCCGAGTTGTTAGCTGGGCTGATTATCTGGTAGGGAACCGCTGCTAGGCAGCGCAGTTCCGTTTCTGCCTCCACGTCTTGGGGCATATGCAAATTCATCTCCGAAATTCTCCTATGTTTCCATAGGAGCCGGACTATACCTTGTGCCTTATCCGGTTGATTAAACCTTCATTTAAGACCCGTAACCGTCTAGTCTCTGAACCTTCCCCATATCCTATCATAACGGACTTAGGGGCTTGGCTGCGGATTGCCTAATCCTCAGACTTTTTTACCATTGGGTTCGGCAATTAACCGAGTTCCCCCATTATGTTTCCATTATGGGGTGGTAGTCTGAGGCTCTAAAGGGTTTCCCGCAATTTGGATACGTGGCCGTTCTTTTAAATCAAATATAAATTGTCTCGCTCTTTCTTTTAATACTGCTATTGGCTCATACTTACTGACAAATGTTGCACGTATCTTATCAATGACTATTCGAACATATTCGCTATTATTCGTGTTATTTCTAACGACGCGAATATAACTATCTATTTTTTCGTCATCAATGATTACGTCTTTGAAAAGGTCATATTTTTTTGCTAAATGTTGTTTCTGTGTTAATTTCGCTCTATTTTCACAACTTTCCTTGTTGTCACTATAGAATGATTTTAACCTATCAGATATCAACTTTTTAGTATAGTCACTTCGTAGTTGAGATGGTGTAGATGGTCTTGGGGGTGGTTTATTTGTTCTCCAAATATAGTCCCCATTGACATCTGTAAATCCTCTTCCACCATCTGTTAAATTATAGCCATTTGGATATTTGGTTTCAAACTCGATGATATAATGCTTTTCTTGTGTATCTAATTCATCTACTGGACAGGTATGAATTCTTTCACAAGTAAAGCATTCTTCGCCATACTTTCTTATAGCATAGTTCAAGTACCTAGAATGGTTTTTCTTACTTGAGTATGCTTCATGTATGTGATCTTTGAAACGACTATTGTATCCGAATGGTCTATATTTATTATGGTTCAATCTATGACTACGGGTTTGCCCTATATATGCCTTTCCATTTGCAGTGTTTGTCATTTTGTATATTTCACCGATGACGTGTTCTTGTTCGTCTATATTCAGTATCATTATTTAGAGTATCGAGATATTTTTATACTTATTGTATTGAACGACTAGATGATTATATTGGGGATATGCATCTTTGCTAATACATACCCCAGTAGATATTACACTGTTTTCCCTGCTAAGTATTATCTACAACTTAGCAGGCAGTCACCTGTTGGGGACAAAATCTATCCCCATCAAAGTCCGCATTGTAAGGTTTGGTCGCAGCGACATTTAATCTAAACGTGTCACCACAACTCATCACCTTTGCGATATGGCACATCATGCTCATTCTGTGCAGCGTGGGCTGCCTGTTAAACAAGATGGGATCGCCGTCCATCATATGTCGATGGACTGTGTCGCCAATATCGAGCGAAAGCGACGCCTTGTCCACGTATCTGAGCGTGATGGAATTGCCGTTTTTCTTTTCGAGTATCTTGGCTCCCGGATAGTTGTCCGGTCCCGCAAGCACGAGGCTTTGTAGGAAGTCGCGGTTGCGCTCATTCACCTTCACTGGTTTGGTGATGTTCTTTGCAATCTTCATGGGGATCCCAAGTTCCTTAATAGAGATGTTGGGGTCGGCCGTGATGACAGAACGCGCGCTAAAGTCTACGCGCTTGGCCATGAGGTTGCCGCGCATGCGACCGCCCTTGCCGTTGAGCCTGTCCTTGATGGACTTGAGCGGACGACCCGAGCGTTGCGCCACGGATGCGACGCCTGGTATCTTGTTGTCTACCTGTGTGGCGACGTAATATTGTAGGACGGTAGTCCAGTCCTCGATGACATTTCCTGCGTGACCGTTATCTATTTTTTCTTGTAGAGTTTTATTGGTTTTGATGATATTGCAATATATATGGGTAAGGTCGTCTTCGCTGCGCTGCTGCGCATCGTGTTTTACTGACGGACGAACGGCTGGTGGGGGCACCGCAAGCACTTGACATATCATCCAGTCGGGACGTGACCATTTAGGGCTAAATCCCATGAAGGAGACGTCTTCGTCTGAGATACGTCTGAATATCTTTATCACCATCTCGGGAGTGAGTTTGATGGTGATGGCCTCACCGTCACCCTCTTTCCACTCCGCGACGATGGTGGCTAACCCCTCCTTTTGGATTTTCTTGGGCTGCACGCATCCGCAACCGCAGTCGGTTTCACCACCACAACGCTTGACCTTACTCGCAAGCGCGAATACATATTTCCATCGTGCTTCATCTGAATATTCGAGCGCGTTGGAATGCGTATCCTTGGATATAAGAAGTTTGCTACATTTGAAACAGATACAACGGAGGATCTTAATAACAGTCGCAAGATATTGAATATAATACACAGGTTTCGCTAATTCGATATGTCCGAAATAGCCAGGTGTTTCTAGGTAATCTAGCCCATCGGTGAGACACACAAGGCCTGGGTCAAGAACACCCATGCGAGGGTCGAACAGGCCACCGATTACGGGCTGACCACCATTATAGGTGTCTCGCGAGGTGATTTCGGCGACAGATGACGCACGTATCTCTTCAGGAGATAGAATGGAGAACTGGATCCCCAGAATTTTGGAAGGAACTTCGGTCGTAGACATGGTCTGCTATGGTATATAATGTTATATTTAAACTAATATTGTATTCAATTTCGGTTACTACAGAATGAATTCTTTTCTGTTGTATATATAAAATGCCTACAAAGAAAGTAAGAAAAATCGCGCGCAGAAAAAATACCACACGTAAACATCGCAACACGCGCAGACATCGCAAACCAATAAAACATTCACGTAGGAAACGCGGCGCACGACCGACGCGTAGAAGACGCAAGGGCGGGGATAGAAACGCGATATATGGTAACAGTGCCGCAGAAGAGGCTCGTCTAGCCATAAATGACCCAGCGATTAAAAAGAAACTCGAAGACGAAGAACTACTAGATTGTATTAATAAAACATGTAAAACAGAAGCAACTAAATGGGCTGATGATTGGGCGGTGGTGAAAAATGACCAACGTCAGTTATACAAATATATGCCAACTATAAATAAGTCCAAGGCAGAAATGATGAAAGCGTGTGCACAATGTGACACGAAACTAGGACTTAAAACTGGAACAGCATTGGTCGCTGCTATGAGAAATGAGAACTCGCCAAACATGCACCTACCACAGTAAATATTACTATGATAGTATACTCTAGAAGAGTACATGGACCGTCGATTAAGAACGCATCATTTCAGAATGCATTCAAATGTACCATTGGCACCGAAAAAACGCATGACGATTGCAGAGAAAAACAATAGAAACTATGACGATGCGTGGGCAAATGTTCCCTTCAATGGTAACGGACCAGAAGATTGTGAACACAAACATCCTATAACGGGGAAATGTATGTCACATTACGATTACCAAGTGTGGACAAATCGTCACAGAAAGTGAATATTATCATTGATATAATGAATGACAATATTTGAGGATTTATGGTTTTACATCACGAAATAGAAAACTCATACTTGAAAATATATATTCTATTATAGGTAGATACTCTATATTATTTTTACGAACTCGTCTTGCTCGTTCTTTTTCAGTTCGTTCTAATACATATCGTTCTTGGAGAATATAATTAGTCATCTCAGTTTTGGTTTTGGATTTAAGCAGGTCATTGTATTTCCAATGAATATGTTTTATAGGTGGGTTGTTCGATTGCATTATACACCATGTACGAAACAAATTATTATCACTCAAATCTACATTTTCTTCCTCTTTTTTACATTGTATATATTTTTTAACCGTTTCTAATAATTTGTCTATGATATCTAATTTATCCAACTCTGTATTCATATTCATATTCATATTCATACTAATAATAGTGTGTTTAATTTAAACTGTTTCAATATTTGATAAATTAGATGGTTTATCCTTCTGATGCACTAATTTAACCACTTTATACAACGCTTCTATCATAGGAAGAAACGGTTCATTCCTATCTCGTTCTCTCTTTACGCGTTCAGTTTCGAAATGATGTATCTGGTTAATTGCCTTTTCGGTACGAGGAAACCCATATTTACGATTTAGCGCATAGAATGCGTGATATTCACGTGTTCCGATGGGGATGTTGTCTTCTATTGCGCGGATCTTGCACCAAATATCCACCATATTCTCATCGCTCATATCTTCAGTCTGTAGGATTTTCTTTTCGCGGATTGTTCTCTCTACAACACAAAATAACTCTTCAATATTGTCTGGGAGTTCTGCGTCGTACATTTTTGTCACACAATTTCTCATTAGATGCCCATGCTGACCACACTTACTACATGCAGTTTCTGATGCATGCTGCATGTCTTCCAACATGCAGCGCATTGCGTCGGATAATACTTCGTCGCAAAACGAACCACCACGAACGCGGTCGATGCCATGCTTCGCCATATATTTGCGCACATATTTGTCTTCGTCGTATTCGTCGCACTCAGGAATAAACTCGATTATTCTTATAGGATTGTATTTACTTGTCCATGGTGTTCCTGCCGCGTTAAAATGGCGCGACATACTGAACTGTGGATTGCCTGTCATTCCCACATAAAAACGGTTGTCCTCCAGTTGAATAATATATACGTACATCGTTGCAATAATATGCCTTATCTACGTATATGTTATTGTGATATATTATTAATCCAACTTGTCGCCGTATTTGCACCACATACACAGTTTCGTCTCGCGCGAACAATGCTCACATATCGATGGAAAAAGATACAGATAGCCGAATGGGTTGCACACGTGGTCGGGGTTGCTGTATCCATTCACTCTTTTTTTACCGCATCGGCGGCATTTTGCGCGACAGGGGGACAGAAGTTGGTTGTCTTGGTATTCGCGTTGATGGACTTCGCAGCGATTGTCTTCCATTGGTTAATTAATATGTTATGTATATAAGTTTTAAGTGTGCAAAGGTGTAAGTCTAACTATTATTTCTATACAGTAACACACCCCAAACCATATAAAGTTACATCATATATCAATATAATCATGTCCTACATCGACGCAACCGAAGCACCTCCTAGTCATGCCATTTTGTATCTTGCTGTAAAAGATGATATGTTACACTACAAATATCAACCTACCATTGTCCAGCACAATTTAAACGTTTTAAATGACGAGTATCCAAACTCAGGATTTGATTTATTTTTTCCAGAAAATACAACCATCGCAAATGTTGCTCCAGCATCTATGGTCTCTATGGGAGTGAGGTCGGAGATGAGAATATATGATACATTTACAAATACATGGAAGCCTACTGGATATTATATGTATCCCAGATCAAGTATTTCTAAGACACCTCTTATGCTAGCAAATAGTGCAGGTATTATTGATAGTGGATACAGAGGAGACCTCATTGGAGCATTCCGTAACTTGAGTGGTGAGCCGTATGCTGTAGAACAACATACAAGATTACTTCAGGTTTGCGCACCCGATCTACGTCCAGTTGTTGTAAAATTGGTCAACGAATCTTTTTTTGAAGAAACGTCTCGTAATGCGTGTGGGTTCGGATCGACCGGTGTATAAATATATACTATAAGAATTGAAATGTATCTAAAGACGTACGCTATGTCATACTACAAGTAAATCCTTTGATTGAACAATGCCCGCTTCCAAAACCAACCCCAAGACCAAGACCGGAACCAAAGCCAAATCTGGTGATAAAGTTCTTAGCAAACGTCGCGCAGGTGCTGACCCTGACTCATCTGAGTACGATTCTGATTTCATCGATGAAGATCAAGAAGATGCTGAGATGGATTCAGTTGAGTACCATAAGTTCCTTGCTAAGATGTTTCCATCTAGACATGCAACAGACAAGGCCAAAGAAGGAGCAAGGTTGAAAAAGTTGCTTACCAAAGAGTTAGAGGAGGAAGAAGAGGAGGAGGAAGAGGAGGAAGAAGAACCTTCTCCCAAAAAAAGCAAGAAAAATAAAGCCAAAACATCCCCAAAAGCAGCAAACAAACGTCGCAAGTTGATAATTGAAAGCGAGAGTGAAGAAGAAGAGGAAGAAGAAGAAGAGGAGATAGATACAACCAAAGGAAAAAAGAAGGGACGAGGAGGCACATTGTCTCGCTCTGGTTCTGGAAACAAACTAAACATTATATTTGCCGTAGGAGGTAAATCTGGTGGGTATGCAGACGATGATGAAGACTATGACGATGATGAAGACTATGACGAAGATGACGAGGATTATGAAGATGAGACTAGCGAAGATGAAGATATCAGCGTCTCTAGTGTTTCAGATTCATCCGACGAGGACGAGGAGGACGATGACGAAGACGAAGACGA